ACAAGCTGGATCAATACGAAATTCCCGATTGGGGGACCAAGTACGACCCGGTGGAATGTGGCTATTTGATCGTGACGGAAGTTAGTCAGGGAGGCCCTTTCAGCTGCGGTCCAATGGGGTATCTACGTCCGGCGAATATAATCTTCACGCACGAGGAGCCGGCGCTGGAGTTCCCATCGGACCATCTGAAGACCAAACTCTTGATGATAGCAGGCTGACATGGCTGGTACCCCCGAAGGTAAAATCAAGAATACAGTGAAGCGGGTACTCGCTGATTTTGGCGAGCTTATAACGGTCGGCGACTATGTATGCCACACGTTAAAGCAATACTGGCCGGTCCCGGCAGGTATGGGAGAGAGTGACCTCGACTGCATCGTATGCTACTATGGGCAGTACATCGCCATCGAGACTAAAGCCCCCGGCAAGAAGCCGACACCGCGGCAAGAACTATGCATTGCGCGCACCCGGGCCGCCGGCGGGATGGCGTTCGTGATCGATAGTGAAGCGGGCGTGTTCGAGCTGCGTGCCGCCCTCCAAAGGATCAAAGATGCAAACGATAGTAAGCGCCAAGCATAAGCTGATCGGGGTCCCCGCCAATCCGGCGGTGGTGAACCTGTTCCCGAACGGGAAGCCGCATCGCTTCATGGACAGCGACTGGCTGCTTGTGCCACACGCGGAGACGGAAGTGTACCTCCTGCGGAAGCTGGGGTTCGAAGCGCCCGCGCCGATCCTCACGCAGTACGCGTTCCCGCAGACGGTGGGCAAGCCTGCGTTCGAGGTGCAGAAGAAGACCGCGGCGCTGCTCACCATGGCGCGCCGAGCGTACGTGCTGAACGGCATGGGTACCGGTAAGACGAAATGCGCGATCTGGAGCTTCCTCTACTTGAAGGCTCAGAAGCGCGCGACGAAGATGCTGGTGATCGCGCCCCTGAGCACGCTGCAATTCGTGTGGCAGCGAGAGACGTTCGAGATCGACCCCAACGTCAAGGTGATCGTGCTGCACGGCGACGCGAAGAAGCGTCGTGCGGCGCTGGCCGATACGAGCGCCGACATCTACGTGATCAACCACGACGGCATCAAAGTCCTCGAGAGCGAGCTCCTCGCGCGCACCGACATCGACGTCGTCTGCATCGACGAGCTCGCGGCGTTTCGCAACAAGAGCGACCGGACCAAGGCCATGGTGGGGCTGGCTGCGAAGAAGCCGTGGGTCTGGGGCATGACAGGATCGCCGATGCCCAATGCGCCGACGGATGTGTTCTACCAGTGCAAGGTGGTGACCCCCGACAGCGTGCCGAGATACTTCGGGCACTTCCGCGCGAAGGTGATGTACCCGCTGGGTAACCTCAACAAGTGGGTGCCGAAGGCGGACGCCGTCGAGCAGTCCTACGACGTCATGCAGCCAAGCGTGAGGTTCACCATCGACGAGGTGCAGGAGCTGCCCGAGTGCATCGAGCGCTTCGTCGACGTTGAGATGGGTAAAATACAACAAAAGGTCTACAAGGATATCGTGGCCCACTGCCAGAGTGCCTTCACGAACGGCGAACTGGTGACGGCAGCGAACGCCGGCGCGGCCATGAGCAAGCTGATGCAGATCAGCATGGGTTGGGTCTATACGACCGACAAGGCTGGCAACTCGAAGACTATCCCGCTGGACAACATCAAACGTATCGAAGCCCTAGTGGACGCCATCGAAAGCACGGATCGTAAAGTGCTGGTGTTCGTGCCGTTCATTCATGCGCTCGATGGTATCGGTAGCGCACTCACCGCGGAGAAGATCGACTATGCGACTGTATCGGGCGCTACGCCGGCTAAAGACCGCAACAATATTTTTAATATGTTCCAGAACACCAGTAAGCTCAAAGTGCTACTGGCTCACCCAGCCTGTCTCGCGCACGGCATCACGCTCACCGCGGCTGACACTGTCGTTTGGTTTGGGCCGATCACGTCTCTCGAAATCTACGATCAGGCCAACCACCGCATTCGGCGAGTAGGCCAGAAGCACAAGCAGCAGATCATCCATCTTCAGTCCACCGCCGTAGAGCGGCGGATTTATAAATTGCTGCAGAACAAGCAGGACGTGCAGAAGAAGTTCTTGCAGTTGTTTGCTGATACAAACGAGGAGTGGTGATGGCAGACGAAAATGAAAATTACTTCGCCACATATGGGCGGGAGCCACTACACGCAAACACTCAGATATTGGTAGCCCGCTTTGCGCATGCACTTGCGTTAAAGTTGCTGAAGTCTCAGCACAAGTACGGTTGGAGCGACAACTGGGCTCGCAGTGAGTGGGAAGCAGAATGTAGAGCAGAACTTGTTCGCCACATCGAAAAAGGTGACCCGTTGGACGTGGCGGCATTCTGTGCATTTATGTTTCACCACGGCTGGAGCACTTCTAACAAAGAGTAACTTACGGAGGTAGCGATGACTGATCAAACTCCCACCCAGCCCACCGCAGCGCAAGCCATCGACGTCGAGAAGCGCGTCGGGCAATTCGTCATGCTGCGCGACATGAAGGCGGCGCTGAAGGAGAAACACGACACCGAGATGAAGCCGATCAACGACACGATGGAGATGATCAAGGACGAACTCAAAGTTGCACTAAACTCCGTCAACGCCGACAACATGAAGACCGGCAGCGGCACCGTTTCGCTCAACACAAAGTATAGCGCGTCGGCCGCGGACATCGACATGTTCTGGGCGTGGGTCGTGACGCAGGCGGCGTTTGACATGCTGGACAAGAAACCTAATGTGACCGCAATTCGCGAATACGTCGAACAGCACGGCGTTGCGCCGCCGGGAGTAAATTTCTCGTCGTTCCAAGATATTGGCGTGCGGCGCGCCACAAAATAGTCGAAGCGAAACCAACACCCACAACCCCTAGTATCTCAGGAGCATATATGTCGAATGCAATCGTTGTGCCGGACACCTTCAAGGTTCCGGTAGCCGCCGCCTTCGCAGGACAGCAGGCAGCGGATGATCTCTCGGGCGGCCTCACCGGCGGCTACGGCCTCCTCAAATATCGCGGCAAGGTCTGGTCGATCCAGTATCAGGGGAACTCGCTCAACCTCATGCGCGACGACGGCGACGGGCCGCGCGGCTCGGTCGACATCGTGATCCTCAAGGCGAACGCCCAGCTCTCGAAGACGTGGTACGAGAACGGTTGGGACGAAAACTCCAACGCCTCACCCGACTGTGCGTCGGCGAACGGCATCGTTCCCGATCAGGGCGTGCCGAAGAAACAGTCCAATGTCTGCGCTACGTGCCCGCGCAACGCATGGGGCTCGGCGGCAAACGGCGGCAAGGGCAAGGCGTGCGGTGACCACCGCCGGATGGCCATCGTACCGTTGGCCGATCTGCGCAACGAGGGTTTCGGCGGGCCGCTGCTTCTCAGGTGCCCCGCGGCGTCGCTTCAGGACTTGGCAGCGTTCAACCAGCGCTACCATCAGATGGGCTACCCCTACTTTTCGATGGGGATCAAGATCAGCTTCGATCCGGCGGAGAGCTTTCCGAAGTTCCAGTTCGCGGCGATCCGGCCGTTGACCGAAGCTGAAGCGGCCATCGTGATTGAGATGCAGAGGTCGGACAACGTCGCCCGCGTGATCAGCGAGGGTACCGCGCCGGCCCCGGTTCAGGTCCAGCAGGCCCAGCCGACGTTCATCGAGCCTGTTCCGCCGAACGCCGTGCGGCCGACGGTGGTTCAGCCTGAACAGGTGGCAGTTCAGCCTGTCGCTCAGCCCGCTGCAGCTCAACCCGTCCAGCCCGCCGCCGTCGCCCAACCAGCCCCGGTACTGCCGACCCAACCTGTCGGCAATGGAGTTGCGGTTCCTGCAGCAACTGGCTTCGGGCCCGTTGCAGGGCAACAGCCGGCTGCTCAACCAACTGCTCAACCAGCCGCTCCAGCAAATACTGCAGTCGCTCAGCCTGCCGTCCAGCCTGCTGCAGCAGCCCCCGCCAAGCCCGCCGTCGCCATGACGGGGTTCGGGGCCACGCAGCCGGAAGCCACCCAGCCGGCCGCCGCAGCGGCTCCTGCCACTGTTCCGGCCGGTCCCGCGGTCACCCCGGGTGTGGTGACGGCCTTCGAAGGCTCCATCGACGACCGACTGAGCGCCCTGATCGCCGGCCAGTAAAAATAAAAAGCGACTGAGGGGGGACAGTCCCCCCTCAGGTGGTCGGGGAAACTTCATGTTCGAGAACGCCAAAATTTATCTGGCCCGCGTGCTGCCGTGGCCAGAGCCCGGTCAGCCCGGGTTCGTCAATATCCACTGGACCTTTCCACCCACCAACCCGCGCCCCGACGGCAAGCCCGCGTGGACCGGCCGCGCCGTGCAGTCCGCCGGCGAAGCGGGGAAGACCCTCGAGTTCGCGCTGAAGGCCGGCTCGAACACGCTCGACGTCTACGCCTGCATGTCGACGCAGCTGGCGGCCGAGGCTAAGGTCACCAAAGGGAAGTTCCCGCGTACCTACAACGCGCCGATCCGGCTGGCTACCAACGCCATCGCGCTGAAGAGCTTCTTCCTCGATGTCGACTACGGCAAGGTGAACGGCAGCAGCTACGCCACGCCCGACGACGCGGTCAAGGCGACAATGGACTTCATCAAGACGGTGGGGCTCCCGAAGCCGACGATGATCGTCCACTCCGGCGGTGGCTTTCACTTCTACTGGTGCGTGGATCGCGCACTCAGCCCCGACGAATGGCTCCCCATCGCGTTCTCGCTCGCTGAAGCGGCGAAGGCAAATGGGTTGCTGTGCGACACGCAGTGCACCGTGGACAGCGTCCGCGTGCTGCGCATCCCCGATACTCTCAACCGCAAGCAGGAGCCCGCGCGGCATGTTCGGTTTATTGGCCAGCCTCTCGATTATGATTATAGCCTCGACCGTGTGGCTGGGCCTCTACTTCCGTATGTTGGAAGAGTACCACAGGCACAAAGCTCGCTGGCTGTTGACCGATCCCTGTTTCCGCTACGGCCCGTCACCGCTCCACCTTCTGAGCTACAGGCTGGTCTTGATCAGTTGTGGCCTTCTCCTGATCTTGATCTTGTCACTCCACTCTGCGGCTTCCTACGTGATGCGGTTGCCAGTGGCGGTGCCGGGCTAAACAATCCACTCTGGAACATCACGACGCTCATTTCAACCTTCACCAAGGGTGGGCGCGCCGATGCTCACCGCATGGGAGACAAGCATGCGGCATACACCAAAGAGAGCACGGACGAATTCTTTGATCGAAAGGATCGTGAACGTAGCGAACGCGGTCTTGGCTGGCCCAGCTGTGCGACGATCTCGGCAACGGGAGCTGCAGCTTGCAAAAGCTGCGCTCTCTTTGCACAGGGAAAATCTCCGCTTAACTTCGAGGTGCGAGCAGCTCCGACAGGAGTTGTTGGAAGCGTCCCGCCTTCGCCGGGAAGCACTCCGGCAGCTCAACCGGCTCCAAATCCAATCGTTCAGACGAGCGGGTTCAGCCCCACCACTGGCGGAGCGTCGGTCGCCGGCCATGCGCTACACGGGCCTGTAACCTCCGGAGGTAACTCCGACATGCCGGCGGGCTACCTGCGCACCGCGGCGAACATCATCTGCAAGGTGGTTACCGACCCTGCGAATCCGCAACAGCAGATCAGCATCCCGATCAGCGACTATCCGATGATGAACGCTTGGCTGCAGAAGGACCCGAACATGCTCCACTTCGACAGCGTGGTGGAGCGCAACAAGGTTGGTCAGATCAGCATCGACCTCGAGTACATCGGGACGAACGAGATGCGCAAGGTCCTGCAGAGCCAAGGGTTCATGCTGGGCACCACCGACAAATTCTCAGGAGATTTCTTCGTGTCATGGGTGAAAAAACTGCAGCAGATCAAAGACAGCGTGGCCAGTGCTCCTTTTGGATGGCACGACAAAAACGGCCAAACGGAAGGTTTTATATATGGTGGTCAGCTCTGGACGCCCAATGGAAGCTCGCCGAGCGCTACCGCCAACCCTGTAATCAACCAACAGTACAAGCCGAAAGGCTCCGACACATATTGGATCGATGCAGTAAAACTAGTCACGTCGCAAGGCAGACCCGATTTGGAAGCAATAGTGGCTTCGGCTTTCGCTGCACCCCTTGTGATGTTCACTGGCCATCTGGGTATGCTCATGAGCGCATACAGCAAAGAGAGCGGCATCGGCAAGTCTACTGCATTAAGGATCGCGCAGGCTGTTTGGGGCGATCCCATTCGCGCAGTGCAGTCGCTATCGGATACGCAGAATGCTGTTATGAAAAAGATCGGCGAAGTCCGTTCCTTGCCGATCTATTGGGACGAGCTCAAGACCGACGAGGACACCAAGAAGTTCGTCAACATGACGTTCCAGATCGCGCAGGGCAAGGAGAAGTCGAGGCTCAATCAGCACGCGCAGATGAAAGAGCCCGGGCACTGGCAGACGTTAGTCGTCTCTGCCTCGAACGACAGTTTGATCGACCACGTGACCCAGCAGACACAGACCACGCTGGCCGGCCTGTACCGGATATTCGAATACACGGTAGTACCAGCTTCGCCGTCGCAGACTGGCTTGATCGACACCTCGGAGGCGACAATCCGCTTGTCGAAGCTCAATACAAATTATGGGAGTGTGGGCCTAAAGTACGCACAGTGGCTCGGTACAAACTTCCATAGCATCGAAGCTGACATGGCCGCGCTCAGCAAGCAGTTGAACATCGAGACCAAGTCCCATCAGGAGGAACGGTTTTGGATATCATTGATTGCATGCGTCTTGCTCGGAGCGCGCTACGCCAATGCACTGGGGTATGCGGTCTTCGACGAGCCCGCGCTGAAGGTATTTATGCTGCGCTCGTTGGACACTATGCGCGCGTTACGGGGGTCGCAGACGGTCGACCTCACGAGGACTATCAACATCTCTTCGATCATGTCCTCCTTTTTGAAGGACATGCAGCAGCAGAACAAGGTGCTATGGACGGACCGCATCCACGTGGCGGTGGGCAAGCCCCCGAAACCGGGCAGTGCTAACGCTGTCAGGATCATCAAACCATCTGACGTTTCGCGCATCAACGGCGTGTCCGTTCAGATCGGAATAGACGACAAGCTCATGCGTATTTCTTCGAGCACATTCGGTGAGTGGCTCAAGAAGTCCGGCAAATCAAGACACCTGCTGATGGAAGCACTGAAGGCCTCCATGACCACGACCACCGTAGTCGGCTATCTTGGAGGAGGGACCGGTCTGGCCTTCTCCAAGGAGAACATCATCCAGATCGACCTAGCATCGTCACCCGACTTGAACTTCGTGGACGAAATCTGATGGACATCCTCCAACTAGCGAGAGAGCACATGAACCAGCCTGCCCCAGAAGAGTACCGCCCGACCGAGAACGCACAGGTCGTGTTCAATTACACCTTCGCAGCGCCCGCGCCGGTGTACCGCTTCAACAACGCCAAAAAGGCCCGCAAGGTCTACGAGGACGCGGTGAAGGCGTGGAAGGCGTACCGTACGTGGGCGATTACTGGTACCGGCAAAATACCGGCGACCACCTTCGACATCGAGGCAGATATGTTCGATGGTGCCATCGATATCAGTCAGGTCGCGTCCATCAACTTTGTCGAGTGGCCGAAGCGCGGCAAATTCCTGCCACGTCCGTGAGCACGTACTGCCCCCTGTGTAAGGGGGACGGCCGCTCCCGGGTTGTGGAGACCCGGGAGAAACCGTCGAGGATCGTGTGGCGCGGCAAGCGCCAGCACTCCAAGTCCGTAGTTCGCGTCCGCGAATGCCTGTCCTGCAGGTTCAGGTGGAAGACCCTTGAGGTGCCTTACGAGGCGACCCTCAACCGTAGAAGACCCGGCCCGTGGACAGCCAAAAAACCCAAGGAGGACACCGATGGCGACGTACCACACAGCTGACGTGGACACCGTCCCGCCTAGCACTGACGACATCTATGATGCTTTGAAGAACGAGAAAATCTTCGCCACCGAAGACACCAAAAAAGGTCTGAAGCTTTTCCTGCGCGACCCCTACGTCGAGCAGTTTAACTTCGGCCCCTTGGCGCTCGACGTGGTGCATCAAGCCCAGACGGACGGTGTGCAGTTCATCTGCCATAAGCACTTCGTCATGCCGCACAAGACGTGCATCTACCGCTCGACCATCAAGTACGACAACGTCGACGTCGGGGTCATGGTGCTCTCGTACGCAGAGGGCGACGGAGCTGTACCGGATAAGATCGCTACCGTGCGAGTGATCCGAGAACGCGAGGACGGGATGCTGTTCGCGATGCGCAGCGTCAACATGATGAACACAAAGCTGGGCCCTGAGGGTCTCGGATGCGAGTTCTATATCCCGAACGACGAGATCGAGTACTGGAAGCCGCGTCTCGGAGATTGCCTTGACGAGATGCAATGGCAGGTGACCGAGGGCGGACTGATCTCAATGGGGCTCACCATGATCCTCAACACCAAAGGCGTGCTCAAGGAGCGCAGCGCGCCGCCGGCGAAGCCTAACAAGGCACGAGCCGCAAAGGGCCGTCCGCTCCTGCCTTACACCACCCGGGTCTACACGGCCGTCTACAACAAGGCGGTAGAGGCTGGGCCCGCGGGCACACATGCAAGCCCGCGACCCCACATCCGTCGCGCGCATATCCGGCATTATCCGAAGACCGAGAAGCACGAAGCGTATGTGCTGCCCATCGCTGCGATGCTGGTGAACTTCGACGGGCGGCCGCTCGAGGCCCGCAGGGAGTACGTGGTGAAATGAACTATGTTGACGACAATCCCCACCGCGTATGCACCGACTACTCTGAACGCGTTCACTATAAAAGGCACACCGCCTGCGGCGTCAACGACGAGCCGGACAGGATCGAGCTGAAGCCTCGCTGGGCGAACTACCCCACGATAGACTTTGAGTGGCCCCGGCAGCGCTACGAACTCGAAAAGATTGAGCGCCTTATGGCGTGGGCCTATGAACGCGGCAAAATCGATCACCGCGCGGAAGTCGGCAGGATGTTCAGAGAGCTGATGGGGCCCTAGCGCCCGGCGTACCGGCGATGTTGGTGCCGGTGTGCACGACGAGTGTGATGCCTACCGCCGCCGTGGGCGAAACGAATTCCCATCTCACGGCCGCCGGACGCATCGTACGAAATGTGCACGTGCGCCACACGGCCGTAGTCCGTGCTATAGCCACCGGACCAACCAGCAAGGTGTGAATAGATGCAGCTCGGGTTGCCCGCCATGTCGACGGCCTTGCCGCTCGCGTGCAAGCTGATGCGCCGGGTGCCGGCGATATAGCTGTGACGCACCGCGGAGATCACTCTCGAACCGCATGAGCTCTGGATTTCAGCCACCTTCGCCGCCAGCGGCGCAACGACGCCATGCGAGTAGTTTTCAGTGGTGTGAGCAAGGGTGCTCGCAACGCGCTGGGCCAGACGCTGGCGACGCGGAGCCTCTACGCGGGCCACCCGGGGCCGGTAGGTCTTCGTAGCGGTGCCGAACCCGCCCATGGCCTTGACGGCACGCTGCCCGCGGGCGGAGGTCGTCACACCCTCGCACGGGAAAACGATGTTGCAGTCCGGATGTACTCGGTGCACTTGCGGCCGCGCGTGAGCCTCCGAAAAAAGTCCGCACAAAACCGCGGCCGCCAGCAAATACTTCAGCATGTGGTACTCCTGATTATGCGGGGCCGTTACGCCGCCATCCGCGGTTCTGCTTCTCGGAGCGAACGCGCAGGTTCGACCGGTCGTTGCCCCCACCATGATCCAGCATGACCTTGTGGTCAACATCCTTGCCGGCGATAGCGGCGTGTCCGAGGTCCTTCGCTACGATGGCGCGCGCCTTGTTCTGCATGCCGCGGCGCTTGCGCATCTCGGGCGTGGCGTTGTACCCGCGGTCCATCTTCTTGATTTGCTCGGGCGTACGATGTGAGCTGGGATCACGAACACCTTTAGTCACGACATTTTCCTTTCACCAGTCTCAAACTTTTCCCGGCCATCCATGCTGTGGTGAACGATGACGCCTTCTTCATCCATCGTCGGGTTGCACCAACAACCGGTATGGTCATTGGTCTCATGCTCCCGCAGATCGTTCAACGGGTACACGTGGTACCGCGGTATCACGCCCGGGTCATCTAGTGTTGTAGTAGAGACCTTCATCAAGGAACCTCTTGTCGCGCTTGTTCGGCTTGATGCCCAGCACCATATCCTTGGCGTTCTTTGCATCACGCTTCGCTTTATCGGTCAACTCTTTCGGGCTGATCTTCTGCTCGGGGGAGGCCTGCTGGTTCCACTTGGTGATGTCTGCCCACGCCTTCGTCTTCTCGGTCGGCGACGCGCTCACCCACTTACTCACCAGCGCAGACCGCTGCTCCTTGGCCTGCGAGCTCGCTCGATAGAACTGCGATGTCTTCGCGCCTTCCTCCGCCTCACGCGCGTTGCCGAAGCCCAGCGCCCGCAGTGCGGCTTCCTTGGGTGTATACGGCGCGCTCTTGTCCGTGCCACCGGCAGTCTTCTTGCCCTCGGTCGCCTGACGGTAGGCCCTGAGACTGTCGCTCGCTGCTTTCAGCGGGATCATCTGCTCGGCTGCTTTCCCGAAGTCGCCGTTGGCCACGCTCTGGAGCCCCTTTATGTAGTCCCCGCCTAGGGAGACCACCGGGCCAGACACGCTGTCGAAGAGCCAGCTCTTGACGTCGCTCTCCTTTTTCCCACGCGGCTCACCGAACGACGTCACGCTGTCGAGACCCATGCGAGACAGGTCCAGCCCGAGCAGCCTCGGCAGGCCCCGGCTGAACACCTCACCGCCAGTCACGCCCAGCGTCCCGGCCGCGGCCTTGCGGATTTTGTCCTCGACGTCGCTCCACGTCCCCACCGGGAGCCCCGCGGCGCTCGCGCCCATCAGCAGATACTTGAACGGCTCGGTCGGGAGCCCCAGCGCGCCAGCCATCGCCATGTGCGTGCCCGCAACGTAGATCAACGTCTTCACGGCCTCCGCACGGTCACCGGGCTTCTCGTTGCGCATCGCGCGCCCGATCTGCGTGCCGATCAGCTGGTACATCCCCTGACCGTACTTCTTGAACTGCAGCGCGACCTTGAACAGCGGGTGGTTGAACACCGGCGGCGCATTCGTCGGGCTGTAGTTGAACTGCGTGTTGTTGACGGCCTCGATGGAGCTCTGGATCGCTTGCGCGTGGGTCTCGCCGGCGGCGCGCGCCATCCGATACCCAGCCAGCGCGGTGACCGAACGGTTGACGGTTTCCACCGCCTTCGGCATCTCCCGGGTGATACCTTCGAGGTAACCCAGCGCCGCGTCGACCTTCCCGCCGGCACCCGTGTAGTCCTTGACGAGGTCGCCCACCTCCAAGCCGGCCGACTTATTAATCGTGCCGATCTCCAGATGCGCGTCGATCATTGCCTTCTCGTCGGCGGACAGGTTCGCTTTCACGAGCCCCACCAAATCCCCGCTGCCGCCGCGCTTCGCGAACTGGCGCACGGTCGCCGCAGCGCCCTGACCGATAATGCTCTTCGACTGGATGTCGGCGTAGGCCTTGCCCATGTGCATGAACGCGCGACCGGCACCGTACTTCGCTGCGAAATACGGCATCGAGATCATCGCCGGCTGCATAGCGTTGATGATGCTGTAAGCAGGCGAGCCCAGTTTGTCCGTGAAGCTGGCGCTCATGGCGCGCTTGATCCACGGGGCCAGCGTACCGCCCTGCTGGTAGCCGTTGTCGCCCTCCAGCCGCTTGGTGACTTCATTGGCGATCTGCGTCCGCGCGTAGAGGCCGCCCTTCGAGTGGTCGGACGTCAGCTGGTCGTTCATCTCCTTGACCGCCGCTTCGAGTTCGGCGTTGTGTTCCAGCCCGGCGATATAGCGCGAGGAGCTCTGCGCGTAGGTATGCATGTCCTTAATGGCGTTTGCGCTGGCACCGGCCACGTTGCGCCGCGGCAGCGCCTTCGAAGAAATCCTCGTCGAGCCGTGCGAGGCGAGAGCCGCCTCCTCGATAGCGCGCCGCATCGCCGCCCGGTCGGTGGGGGATGCGGCCTCGTAGGCGTCGGAACGTTCGAGCTTTTTGACCAGCCGGCCCAGCGCCGTGGCGATCTCCGCCCCCTGTCGAACGTTGGGCTCGAACTTGCGGGGGACCACTTCGTGGACCGTGAGGCTCCCGTCCTTCGCCAGCTCGGCCCGGCGCGCTTCTGCCGCGCGCTTACCGTCGACGAACTCGACGTGCTTGTTCTGCACCGCCACGCGGTAGCGGGCAACAGCGTCTAGCTCGTCGGCACCCAGCCGCTCGCCGGTGGCCGGGTCCAGCCACACCTTGTCGATGGTGGCCTCGAGGGGCGACGCCTTCGCGTAGTCCATCGCCTCTTTGTCGGTGGCGAACTCGAACTCGTTCGGGATGACGTTGCCCGCACCGTCCTTCACGGCCTTCGCGTTACCCGGCAAGGTAACCTTGGTCTCGGCCTGCACTACGTGATCGCCATGTCGCATCAGCGGGACGTAGTAGCCTTCGATCTTGCTGAGCTTCGCCGCGTCTTGGATGACCTCCAAGTTGCGACCCAGCAGCGCACGATCAGCATCAGTAACAGTATCCGTGCGGATACGTTCAGCCATCGCCGCATCCTTCACTCCAAAGAGTTTGAGGATTTGGTTGTTCTGAATTCCGCTCGCCATCATCTGCTGCTGCTCGCGGAAGTACTTCCCGTCAGCATGGTAGAGCGCTTTGAACTCCTCGGGGAGCGAGTTGTAGAGCTTGTGCAACTCGGCATGCTGCGCCTTCTGCCACACGTACCCGCCCACCACCTTGTTACCGGCGAGATGCGCGTTCTTTGCATCCGTGAGAGGTACGTCGGCATGGAGGTTCGCCATCGTCGCGCCGTAGCGCAGCGTGGTGAGATCAGCGTATTTCTCGGGGTTCAGCGCACGGAGCCGTGCGTGCTCGATGATGTTCGGCTCCGCCATCTCGGCGATCCGCTCGGCGCGCACGCGGCGCTTCTCCACAGCGTTGCTGATCCGTTGGATGACGTGGTTTTGGAAGTAGCTGTTCCCCAGCTGCCCGATGTTCTCCAGCGTCCGCCAGCTGAGTAGCTTGGCGCTGCGCTCTGCGGTGTTGTTCTCCGGTCGCGCCACGAAGTTCTTCACGAAGTCGGCCGCATCGTCGACCATCTTCAGCGCGTCTTTGCGCACCATCTCGTGGGCCGTACGTGCCTGCTCTTGGGCGCGCAGGTGCTGCTGCACGTGCTTTGACGTCAGTACGTCGCCGACACGGAGGATACCGTCCAGCGCGCTGTCGAAGTTCGGCATGATACCGGTGACGCGCTCGATTGCCTTCTTCACCCAGTGGCGGACCATGTCCCATGCGTTGGGCGCGCGGCCCCGCGGGTGGATGCCCAGCTCGCCCGCCAGCCGACGGTCAATCGGTACGGTCGCCAAAAACTCTTGGAACTTCTGATTGCTCAGCGCCTCGGCCATGAACTCATGGACGTTGGTCAGCCCGCAATGGAGGTTACCCTTCTTCAGAAGGATGTTCTCCAGCTCGCCGGTCTCACCAGCGTGCTCGATCACCCGCT